GCAGGACAGGAGGCGGTGGACCTCGCCGCGGCGGCGGGACTGCATCTGGACCCGTGGCAGGTCTGGGTCCTGGACCAGGCGCTGGGGGAGCGCGCTGATGGCACGTGGGCCGCGTCCCATGTGGCGGTGATCGTGCCCCGGCAGAACGGGAAAGGCGCGATTTTGGAAGCCCGTGAGCTCGCAGGGCTCTTCCTTTTTGGCGAGCGGACGATCATCCACAGCGCGCACGAGTTCAAAACCAGCCGTGAGGCGTTCCTCCGAATTAGGGAGCGGATCGAGTCCACGCCTGACCTAGCCCGCCGAGTGCAACGGTTCGCGTTATCGCACGGCGAGGAGGGGGTTTATCTCACCAGCGGGCAGCGGTTGCTTTTTACCACCCGGTCCTCTGGCGGTGGCCGCGGGTTTAGCGGCGATGTCGTGGTTCTGGACGAGGCATATAACCTCACCGACGCTGCGATGGCTGCGCTGACGCCCACGCTGGCAACGGCCCCCAACCCCCAGGTGTGGTACACCACATCAGCACCGGACAAAACTCTGGCGCCGTGCGAGGTGATCTCCCGGGTTCGGGAACGGGCGCTGTCAGAAGACCACGGGAGGCTCGCATACTTCGAATGGTCGGTTGAGCTACATGACGAGTTCTGCCCAACTGACTGTACGGATCACTATGACCTGGATGACCCGGCCGCTGTGCGTCTGGCCAACCCGGGGCTGGGCATTCGGCTCAACCCTGAGTCTATTGAGGACGAGCGAAACGCTCTGTCTGATGAGGACTGGGCTAGGGAGCGGCTCGGCGTGGGCCAGTGGGTGACGAGGGGCCGCGCATGGCAGGTGTTTACAGAGACGGCGTGGCAGGCGTGCTCGGACCCGGCGAGTGAACCCACAGAGCCGCTCGCGTTCGGGATCGCCGCGACCCCAGACCTGTCGTACGCCTGTATCGCGGTGGCTGGGGCCCGGGCAGATGGCCTGCTGCACGTTGAGGTGACGGGGGACGGTTCGCAGCTGGATCACCGGAGCGGGGTGAACTGGGTGGTGCCCCGGATGCGCGAGCTGGTGGAGCGGTGGCGGCCGTGTGCGGTGGTGGTGGACCGTGGGTCTCCGGCTGGGGCGCTGATCCCCCGTCTGGAAGAGGTCGGGGTTGACGTGCTGGCGCCGTCGACGCGGGAGTACGCGGGGGCCTGCATGAGCTTCTACACGGATGTGCAACCTCGTGGGGGCCAGCCGGTGATCCGTCACCGGGATCAGGCGCCGCTGAACGCGGCGGTTGCTGGTGTGGAATGGCGGGAGTTGGCTGATCTGCGGGCGTGGCAACGCCGTGGTGCCCGGGTGGATATCACCCCGTTGGAGGCGGTGACGTTGGCGCGGTGGGGATGGACCAAACGCGCGCACGTTGTGGACGAGCCAGCAGCAACGCCGTGGGTGATGTACCGGTGAGGAGTACTTGTGCGTCGAGGTGAGGCTCTGGCTGCCATGGGGATCGGCACGGCTGTGGCGACGGCGGGGCTGGTGTGGCTGTTTGGTGCGTGGCCGCTGGTCGCGGTTGGCCTGCTGGTCACGGTGGTGGCGTTGTTCGTGGTGGACGTGGACGGGGGTGGGCCGTGAAACTCTGGCAGCACCTCGCCCGCCACTCGGCACAGCAACCAGCCCAGCAGCGGGCTATGGGGGTGGACGATTATTTGCTGCTGCTGAACCAGGCCGTCACCGGTTTTGGGCTGGTCGGCGGTGTGCAGCAGACGATGAACGGTAGCCCAGTTGAGGAGATTGAGAGCTCGTTTGTGGGCTACGTGCAGGCAGCGTATAGGTCCAACGGGGTTGTGTTCGCGTGCATGCTCGCCCGCCTGTTGGTGTTCTCCGCGATCCGGTTCCGCTACCAGCGGCTGGAGGACGAGGGGTCGGCAGGCCTGTTTGGGCATTCTGACCTGCGCATCCTGGAGGAACCATGGCTAGGGGGCACTACTCAGGACCTGCTCATCCGCATGCTGCAGGACGCTGACCTGGCCGGAAACGCCTACATCACCCGGATAGGGGATGAGCTGGTGCGACTTCGCCCGGACTGGGTGTCGATTATTTTGGAGCCTCGCGAGGCGCAGGGTCCGTTGCAGCGTGGGGTTGTTGGTTTCCGGCGGGCCGGCTACATGTATCGGGAGGGCGGGACCGGCGATCCTGTGTTTTTTTTGCCGGAGCAGGTTGCCCATTTTGCGCCCATTCCGGATCCGCTGGCGAGTTACCGGGGCATGAGCTGGTTGACGCCGGTGCTGCAGGAGATTCAGGGCGATCAGCAGATGACCCGGCATAAACAGAGGTTTTTTGAGAACGCCGCTACGCCTAACCTCGCGGTGTCGCTGAAGGAGACTGTTACGGCCGACCAGTTCCGTGAGTTTATGGACATGATGGAGTCTTCGCACCGCGGGGTGGACAACGCCTATAAGACGCTCTATTTGGGCGGCGGGGCTGATGTGCGGGTGATCGGCGCGGATTTTGAGCAGATGAATTTCACCGCGGTGCAGGGACGGGGGGAGACCCGGATCGCTGCCGCATCCGGGGTGCCCCCGGTGATCGTGGGGTTGAGCGAGGGCCTGCAGGCAGCCACCTATTCCAACTATGCGCAGGCTCGGCGGCGTTTCGCGGACGGCACGATGCACCCGCTGTGGCAAAACGCTGCGGGGTCCCTCGCACCTATCGTCCCGCGCCGCCCCGGGGCCCGCCTGTGGTACTCCGCGCGCGGGGTTCCGTTCCTGCGGGAGGACAGCAGAGACCAGGCGGAGATTCAGGGCCGGGAGGCAGCCACAATCGCAACCCTCGTTAAGGAGGGGTTCACTCCTGAGAGTGCTGTGGCTGCGGTGGTGCAGGAGGACTGGACGCTGCTGGAACACACGGGGTTGCGGTCGGTGCAGCTGCACCCGGAAGAGTCAGCGGAGACGAATGACAGTGGCAACAGTGACAGTGGTTGATTTGGAGGGCCCGCCAGCGCGGCTAGAGGTCCCGGTGTGCAGGGCCACCCCAGTGGCGATACGTACCATCAGTACAGATGGCCCCATCATGGAGGGCCATTTTTCCACGTTCGGGGACTGGTATGAGATTGATTCGGTATTCGAGGGTCGGTTTTTAGAACGGATCGCTCCGGGGGCGTTTAGGACGGCGTTCCGTGAATCTCGTGACCGGATCAGAGTCCTGCTGGAACACGGTATGGACCCCACTGTCGGGGACAAACCCCTGGGGGTGCCTGAGGTGCTGTCTGAGGACGAGACCGGCGCCTACTACCGTGTAAAGCTCTTCGATACCTCCTATGTGCGGGATTTGTTGCCCGCGCTGGAGGCGGGGGTGTACTCAGCATCGTTCCGGTTCCGGGTGGTTAGGGATGAGTGGAACATGGAACCGGAACGGTCGGAGTTTAACCCGGAGCGGCTCCCAGAGCGCACTATCAGAGACGTTCACGTGCTCGAGTTTGGCCCGACGGTTTTCCCCGCGAATCCGAATGCAACCGCGGGACTGCGGTCAACAACTGACCGCTATTATGAGCGGCTTCGTGAGCGTGCTCCGCAGGAATTTGATGAGGTGTTGCGGAGCGTGTCGCGTTCTCGAACCCCACGGGCTGTGACGGGTGCTCCAGCTACGCGCCGCCCTGGTGCACCTGCTGTGGGCGGTGACGCCGCGCCTCTGGAGTGCGTGCACTCCCCGGCGGCCACGGAGACGAAAGGAATTGCGGTGGAGACTACTGCAGTGGGGCAGACTATGTCAGTTGAGGAGCGTGCCGCGCGGCAATCAGAAATCAGGGCACGGCTCCAGGAAATCGACGCGGAGTACCCTGGCTCGGTACTGCCGGACGATGTCCAGGCCGAGTGGGACGCGCTGTCTGAGGAGTACGATGAGCACGAACGGAGCATCCAGGCTGCTCAGGCGCGGATGGAACGGATCCGGCAGTTGTCCCGAACGAGTGTAGAAGCGGGGGCTGGCCAGGCTCAGGCCCCGGTGGCGGCAACTACCACCACGGTGCGGCGGCCAGAAAACATCTATGATCTGTCCGAGGTTCGCCGTATGGCGCGGTCTGAGGACGAGTTGGCCGACCTGTACCGGGACAACGCGCGGCGAGTGATTGAACAGGCACAGTTCCCCGGGGTGCGGTCTAGGGAGGACGCTCAGACTCGGGTGGAGCGGCTGCTCACCGAGGTTGACGACGACAGTGCGGCTCTGGCGCGCCGCATCATCGTCACCGGGTCGCCGCTATATGAAAAGGCGTTTGGTAAAGCGCTCCAGCGTCGGTCCACGATGGGGTTGACCGCGGAGGAGCAGCGGGCGCTGTCGCTGGGCTCTGACCCTGATGGGGGGTTTGCGGTTCCGTTCCAGCTGGACCCGACAGTGGTGCTGACGTCGGATGGGTCGGTCAACCCGCTACGCCAAGTGTCCCGGGTCGTGCAGATCACGGGTAAGGAATGGCAGGCGATTACGTCGGACGGTATTACTGTTTCCCGGCGTGGGGAGGCCACAGAGGCTACGGACGATGCACCCCAGATCGGCCAGGTGACGATCCGGCCAACCTCAGTGGATGCGTTCATCCCGTTCTCCATCGAGATCGACCAGGACTGGTCGACGATGCGGGCGGAGATGTTGACCCTGCTGGCCGATGCCAAGGAACAGGAGGAGGCGCATGCGTTTGTTAACGGTGATGGAACGGGGGATAATCCCGCGGGGCTCATCGCCACGATGCCAGCGGCCAGCCTGGTAGAACTGGACGCGGCGGGGCTGGCGAGCTCGGATCTGTACAGGGTGGAAGAAGCCCTGCCGCCGCGGTTCCGGGCCCGGGCCAGCTGGATGGCTAACCGCGGGATTTACAACCGGATCCGCCAACTGGACACAGCGGGGGGCGCGGATCTGTGGGTCCGGCTGGCTGCCGCTCAACCGGCTGAACTCATTGGTTACCCGGCGCGCGAGTTGTCCACGATGTCTGACCAGGTCACAGCGGGAGAACGCATCCTGGTGCTGGGCGATTTCAGCCATTTTGTGATCGTTGACAGGGTGGGCATGTCCGTGGAGCTCATCCCGCACCTGTTTGGGGAGAACCGACGGCCCACGGGGCAGCGGGGGATCTACGCCCACTGGCGGAACTCGGCGGCGATCCTCAACCCCAACGCATTCCGGGTCGCAGTCGTTCCCACACCGTAGGCGTTGTGACCGCGCACGTACTCTGTGCGGGAGGTTCCGTTGAGTGGACGTATTTTCGTAGCACGAGAGTCGTTTGTTTGCGACTACGACGGCAGGCGAGTCAGTATCGTCCGTGGCCGCACCCGGGTGCGGGAGGGGCACCCAATCATGCAGGGGCGGGAGCACAAATTTGAGCCGCTGACCGTCGATTACGACATTGAGGAAGCCACGGCGCGGCCTGGCGCCCGCCGTGGCGCCCGCCGTGGTGGGGGGCGTAAACCCCCTACGGTGGCTGGCGAACAGGCGCCCGAGAGTGTGGACGCTAGTGGGTGATGGCGGTGGGAGCTATCGGCGACCCCTACATCACGCTGGCTGATCTGCGGGCGTACATGGGGATCACCGTTGACAGCGACGATGCTGAGCTGGCCGCTGCCATTGAGTCGGTGTCACGGGAGATCGAGCGGCACTGTGGCCGCCAGTTCCACCGGGCTGAGGAGCTGAGTACGCGCACCTATACCCCAACGGCCTCGACGTGGACACATGTGGACGATTTTTGGACCACAGATGGACTGCGGGTCGAGGTTAACCGGTGGGGAGATGGGTGGGAGACGGTTGATCCCGTGGCCGAACCAGAGAACGGGATTGTGGATGGGCAGCCGGGCTGGCCCTATTACAGGCTCTCCGGTCTGCCGGCCTGCCGTCGGGTGCGGGTGACCGCCCGGTGGGGGTGGCCTGAAGTGCCGGCCCCGGTACGACAGGCCGCGAAGATCTTGGCTGCGGAGACTGTGACGTTGCGGACTGCGCCGCTCGGGGTGGCCGGGGTTGACGATTACGGTGTGGTGCGGGTGCGGGACTCGCGAATGGCCGCCGGGAAGCTCGCGAAGTACATCAAGAGGGTTTTGGTGGGGTGATGGCCGCGACGGTGAGTCAGGTGCGGCAGGCGCTCGCCCAACGCCTCCGGTCCATCCCAGGGTTGCAGGTGTACCCCTATTTTGCGGGGGCCATCTCTGCTCCTGCTGCGGCGCTGACGCTGGGTATCCCCGGCGGATCCGCGTCCAGCCCTGGAATTGATTACCGGTCCACGTTCGGGGGCGGCCACCCCCAACTGTGGACGCTGCGGGTTATGGTCCAGGCGGCGCACGAGGAATCCGCGATTGCGGCGCTGGATGATTATGTGTCCCCCGTCGGCCCGCGAAGCATTCTCGCTGTACTGGAAAACAACGGCCAGCCTCTCGCCTTGGACGGGGTCGAGGTCGCCGATTTTGTGCGGGTGCCGTCCCTGATCCAGGCCGGGCCGATGGAGTGGGCCGGCACACCGTATCTCGGGGCTGAGTGGGCCGTCGAAGTACATGCCAGGTAAGGAGTTAGTTGTGCGTATCCGTGTGACCGGCAGGCAGCCGGTCAAAGGAGTTCGTCCGCGCTGTGAGGGCGACGTGCCCCTGTCGCCTGAGCAGGCTCGGAGGCTGGTGGCCCGGGGGCAGATCGAGGTCCTCGACCCGCCCGAGTCCCCGGCGGACAAACCCAAAACGTCGAGACGGCCCCGCCAGAGTGCGGGGCCGACGCATACCACCAGTGAGCCGGTGGCCGACGAGGAGTGACCGACCATGGCGAAGCTTGTTTTGCGAGACTGTTACATCGAGGTTGATGGTGTCGTGTTCTCCGACCACGTGTCGAGCGTCGAAATCAACCTCAGCAAGGACGAAATCGAAACAACAAATTTCGGCGGGAGCGGCCGGGAGCGCGTCCACGGACTGGCCGACGATTCGTTCACCATCAATTTCCAACAGGATTTTGACTCCACCTCGGTGGACGCAACGCTTTATCCCCTCTACGAGCAGGAAGAAGAGTTTGAGGTTGTGGTTCGGCCACACTCGGCGCCTGTCTCGGAGACGAACCCTGAGTACCGGGCCACGTGCATCCTGCTGGAGTATCAACCGCTCGCCGGGGACGTTGGCTCTCTGTCTGAAACGAGCGTGACGTTCCCCGCGCAACGCACTGGTATCACACGCAGTACTGAGCCCGAGTCCTCCTGATGGCCACCGGGATCGAAGTTGAGCTCGTCACCGGTAAGGAAATCAAACGGGTTGTTGATGCGCTGAGGCAGGTCGACCGAAAGGCCCCGGCGCGGTTCCGCAGGGCGATGCGCTCTATCGCCCGTGATGGGGTGAAAACCGTCAAAACCAAAGCGCGGGCCCTACCAGCTAAAGGCACGCGTGGGGGGACAAAGCAGCATCCTCATGTGCCTAAACAGCTGCGGCGCATGCTAGCCCGTGGAGTAAAAATCCAGGCCAGTACCGGTGGGCGTAGGGGTACAGCGCTGCGTATCGTTACCACCACAGAATCGCGGCGCCAGGCGTTTTTGCCTAGGGCGATGGACATGATGCCGACGTGGCATCACCCTCTGTTCGGCCGGCCCAACACAATGGTCACCCAAAAGGGTGGCCACGGCTGGTTTGTGGAACCGCTGGGGAAGATGCGTCCGGAGATGGAGGCGGCGCTGCGGAGGCTGATTGACGCCTCGGTGGAGGAGATTCGCCGGACTGGTGGCTGATGGGAGGGGGCCTGGCTGGGCGCGCGGGCCCCGACTACCTTCTTCTAACCCGCGTATCGCGAAGGGGAGCGTTCTATGGCACTACTGTCTCGTGATGACATCATCAAAATTGATGACCGCAAATATGAGGAGGTGCCCGTTCCTGAATGGGGGGGTACCGTCCGGGTGCGTAGTTTGACTGGTCGGGAGCGTGACCAGTTCGAACAGTCCCTCGTCGACAAACGGACGGGGCGCCTGTCCAGACTCGCTAACGCCAGGGCGCGGCTAGTGGCGTTGTGCCTCGTCGACGAGCAGGGGAATCGTTTGTTCAGCACGGACGAGGCAGCGCTGCTGGGGCAAAAATCAGCAGCTGCGTTGGAGCGTGTGTTTGAGGTTGCTCGTCGCCTATGCGGCATGTCTGACGACGATCTTGCGGAGTTGGTTGAGGATTTCGACGTAACCCCCGACGGCGGCTCTACCACCGACTAGCCCTCGCCCTAGGGTGTACCGTCGGGGAACTTCTAGCGCGTATTGACGCACGTGAACTCACCGCGTGGGAGGCGTTTGAGTACGTTCATGGGCCTGTTGCAGGGGAATGGCAGGCCCATGTGCTCGCAGATATTCATGAGCAGTTGCAGCACATCGCGTACATCCTGCAGGCGGTGAACACGGAACGGCGGGACCGAGAGCGGTTACGGCGGCCGCAACGGTATCCGCGGCCGTGGGAACTCAACACCGCCCAACCCAGCGGCGACGACGCGGCCGGCGGTGCTGAAAACGAGTGATCAGGAGGGGGTCGACATGGCGACGGTGACCTCCCTCGGGTTCTCCCTGTTCGCCCGAAACAACATGAAACCCGGGCTGGACAGCGCAGCCCGGGATGTCGAAACGTGGGCGGACCGTATTATCGCGCGTGGGAAGCGCCTGTCCGAAACGTTCGCGCCGATTGCTGCCGGCGCGGGGGCAGCGGCTGGGGCTGCGCTCAGCGCCGGCATCACCCACGCCGTTAATCTCTCCGAGGCGCAGACTTTGTTGCAGGCACAGCTCGGGCTGGCCGCGGATGATGCAGAGGTGGCTGGCACGGTTGCCGGAGATGTTTTCGCGCGCGGGTTTGGGGAGTCCCTAGACCAGGTTGCCGACGCCATCGCCGGGGTGCACACGAACATTGGCGCGCTGGGCGATCTCACGGCATCTGAGCTCGAGGAGATGACGGTTCAGGCGTTGAGCCTGGCCCGGGCGTTTGATCAGGATGTCAGCCAGGCCACGGTGGCAGCGGGCCAGCTGATGAAAACAGGTTTGGCCGCCAACGCCACAGAGGCGTTTGACCTGCTCACAGCAGGGTTCCAGGCGGGGTTGGACCGCTCCGGGGATTTCCTCGACACCATTGTTGAATACTCCACGCAATTCCGCGACCTCGGGCTATCAGGAGAGCAGGCGCTGGGGCTGATTTCCCAGGGGTTGCAGGCCGGCGCCCGTGACGCAGACATGGTGGCCGACGCCCTTAAGGAATTTTCGATTGAGGCGGTTGCGGGGTCGGAGCGGATCGCATCCGCGTGGGAGGAGCTGGGGCTGGATGCCGACACCATGTTTGCGCGCATCGGCGCGGGCGGAGAATCTGCGGCCGCCGCGCTGGATCTCACCCTGGATGCCCTGCGGGATGTTGAGGACCCTATCGAACGTGGCGCGCTAGCAGTAGAACTCTTCGGGACAAAGGCTGAAGACCTAGGCGATGCGCTTTACGCGCTAGACCCGAGCGCCGCGGCGCTCGATAACGTTGCCGGGTCAGCTGCTGAGCTGTCCCAAACGATCGAGGACTCCCCCGTTCAACAGTTCCAGGCAGCGTGGCGAGGTCTCGTGGACACGATCTCCAACGAGGTCTTGCCGCATCTCACCGGTCTGGCGAATTGGCTAGCTGATAACCCCAAAACGGTGGGGGTGGCCACTGCGGCACTGGCGGGGCTGCTCGGGGTTTTGTTGGTTGTGTCAACCGTGGTTGGCCCGCTCATCACCACGATCGGGGTCATGGCCCAAACCTGGACAGCGCTTCGGGGTGCGGTTAGCGCGCTCAACGTCACCCTGCTGGCTAGCCCCTGGTTCTGGCTCGTCCTGGGAATTGCGGCGCTCATCGCCATTGTCATCGTCTGTTGGAACAAATTCGACGGTTTCCGCGACGCGGTGCTGGCTGTCTGGGACAGCATCCAGGCTGGTTGGGAGAGCCTGTGGGATGGGGTGTTGAAACCAGGGCTGGACGCACTGCTCGCCTGGTGGGACGACACGTGGCCTACGATTAAGAGCACTGCGACCGAGGTTTGGGACGAGATTGTTTCCTACGCAGAGGAAATCTGGCCCAAAATCGAGGAGATTTTTGATCAGGTCAAAACGATTGTTACCGGCGCCCTGGACGAGATAGAACGCTTCTGGGACGACCACGGCGACACGATCATGATGATCGTGGATTTTTTCGCGACCACTGTGGGGGGCCGGCTCGGGGGCATGTTCACCATCATCGGGGCCATCGTCCAAGGGGCGTGGCAAATGATCAAAGGGATCATTTCCGGAGCCCTCGACGTTATTAAAGGCATTCTTGACATTTTTATTGGGGTGGTCACAGGGGATTGGGAGCGCGCCTGGGACGGAGTTAAATCTGTTTTCAGCGGCCTGTGGACCGCCATAGAAGGGATCCTGCAGGGTGCGATCACGATTCTCGGCGGCATTTTCGATGGCCTCGTCGAAACGGTTAAAGCCCCTTTTCAATGGATTTATAACTGGCTGGTGGGGAAGAGCCTGATCCCTGACCTGGTCAACTCCATCACGGGATGGTTCACCAGACTACGGGACAAGGCGGCAGAAATTTTCGCCATGGTCCGTGACTGGATTGTGGCCCGAGTGACCGCCCTCTACTACAAGGCGAAGGCGGTTGTTATGACCATTGTTAGCACGGTGGTCATGTACTTCTACGGGCTGCGAAACCAGGCACGAGACGTGTGGGATACGATCCGCAATTGGATTACGGATCGAGCGTCCACGCTGCGGGACAGGGTCGTATCCGCGGTCACCACGTTGAAAAACAAAGTTATTGATGCGTTCGAGCGGGCACGAGACGGCGTCAAACGGGTGTGGGACAAACTCAAGGACGCCGCTAAAACCCCGGTCCGTTTCGTGATTGAAACCGTGTACAACAGCGGGATTGTTCCGCTGTGGAACAAAATCGCGGACAAGGTCCCCGGCATATCGGCGTTGAAAACGATGAAGCTGCCGAAGGGTTTTCGCCGCGGCGGGATTTTGCCGGGGCACTCGTCATGGCGGCAGGGGGATAGTTTGCTGGTGCCGATGCGCCCAGGTGAAGGCGTGTACGTGGCTGAGGCGATGCGGGATCCGTATGAGCGCGCTCGGCTGCACGCGGTCAACCAGGCGGCGCTACGAGGCCAGGACCTGTCCCGTTTCCGGGACGTCCCGGTGGACCCCAGCCCCGCAAACGTGGCCCGGGGACAACCCCCCTATGATCTGCCCGGGTATGCGCGTGGCGGGATCGTCGGGGAGTGGCTGTCCACAGCCTGGAGCTCAATCGTCGGAGGGATACGGGACTGGGCCTCAGCGCCGCTGCGGGCGCTGCGTACCCAGTTGCGGGATAGGTTTGGTAGCGGGCAAAACATCCAGGCGGTCCCCTACCACATGTACCGCGTCCTCGAAACAAAAATTCTCGATCGCTTTGGTGCCGCAGACGATGCGTATGCGGCGATGGCTGCTGGGGGGGCCTCCGGGTGGCGCAATCTCGGTGCGGCATCTGCCCGTCTTCGCCGTGCTGCCCAGTGGTCGCTCCGCCAGGCAGGGAAGCCCTATGTGTGGGGGGGCGCCGGCCCGCACGGGTACGACTGCTCCGGATTTATCGGCGCGCTAGAGAATGTCATCCGCGGTGTGGGCCCATATTTCAGGCGGTATAGCACCCATGCGTTCCGAGGCGGCTCAGCGCCTGACGGGTGGGTGCGTAACCTCGTATCTCCGTTCATGATCGGGATCACGCATGCCGGGGTGGGGCACACGGCGGGCACCCTCATGGGCGTAAACGTGGAATCGCGGGGTTCTGCGGGTGTCGTAGTCGGCCCCAGGGCCCGTGGGGCCAAAAACAGGATGTTTACCTCAACGTATGGGTTCGCCCCGGTGTTGGGAGATGCCACAGCCACGCCCGTGTTCGACCAGGGGGGTGTGCTCGCACCCGGGGTGAATCTAGTTGAGAACCGTACGGGCGCCCCAGAACCGTTGGTTCGCCCAGACCAGCTGGCGGAGCGTAGGGAGTACCACATCACCGTGCAGGTGGGGCCGGGCACGCCACCAGCAGACGTCGGCAAACGGATCGTGGAGTACATCCAGGCATACGAGAAGCGTTCTGGGGCCCGGTGGAGGAGAACGTGACGGTTACTGGGGTAGCCTCCGCTGGCGGGTTCGTCGACGAGGTAACAGTGTCTGTGCCTGGGGGGACGCAGACCGGCGACTACATGGTGGCGCTCGTCACCTCAAATGACGGCACGGATATCACCCCACCCCCGGGCTGGGAGCTGGTGCGCGAGGACCTGTTCACCGCCGCTAGCGGCGTGGCCATGTGGGTGTATGCGCGGGTCGCCGACACCGAGCCCGCCACCTACACGTGGACGTGGGACATAGCGCACTGGCACTATGTTGCGATTGTTGCCGTACGTGGGTACGGTCCGGTGGCCGCATCAGCCCACGCCGAAGCGGCGGGGGTCACCGAGATTAGCCTGCCGTCGCTGGTCGCCCAGCAGGGAGATCTACTGCTCGCGTTCGGGTTCCACTGGGGGACCGCAACTAAACAGTGGGAAGAGCCCCTCGTCGAGATCGTCAACCTTCCCCGGGCGATCATCGCGGCCTATGAGGTACAGGGGGGAGGGCCCACCCCGGAGTACACGCTGACGGCGAATACCACTGGGGTCATGGGGGCCACCGCACTCCTCCTCCCCGCGCCGGGGAACACACCCATCACCCCCCAGGAACGGCTCTGGTCCTGCGGTTTCGAACTGGGCTCGGTCGTTGACGGGGGCGAGGTTGATGGGGTTGGGGGCGCCCCGCAGATCATCACCGACCCGGAGCTGGTGCGATCCGGTGATGCCGCGCTGCGC